CATATGCCCCTTGCGGATAGCCTCCTTGCCACCAGCCGAATTCAACACAACGGTCGTAGCCGTAGTCGTCGTACCGCACTGAGCAATCTGAGCCGTACCATCACCATAAACCTGACGAGCAAGATCACGACGAAGATCATTACGAAGACCATCCAACTCAGACTTAAGAACCTGCAGGAACGAACCCGCCTCATTCTTCGTCTTAGCAACCGACGGACCCGTGACCTGAACCGTACCATACAGATACTTCAGATCATACTTCTCCTTATCATAACCCTGCTTACCAGCCGTCGGCAACGCGCCCGACTCTGCGCGAGCACCAATACCACCAGAACGAGTCTTATGCAGCGGCACATACGCATACTTACCAACCAAATCCTCCGAACGCGACTCAAGACGCGACAGAAGCAGAACCTCATTATTCAACTGCTCAGCAACAGGCCCAAGGTAATACTCCTTGAGAATGTTAGAGAGCGTACTAAGAGTGGCACCATCAGTAGCAGCCATTCTACACCTCCATATTAGGAAATGTTACGAATCGCCTCCATAGCAGCCTTATGAGCCTCATCAAGATTAGAAAACTCACGATTAGGAACACTAGACGGAGAATTAGGAGCCGGAGTAGCACCATGCGGCACACTCTTCGCCTGCAAATATGAACCCAATAACCGCTGCTGAATAGTATGATACTGCTGTTGAGCAAGCATCAAATCACCATCAGTAGCATACGCAAGCGAATAAATCGCCTCCATATCATCATCAGTATAATCAGGATTCATAGTCCGAATAGTATTCTCCGAAGCCTCTAACTCCATAAGAATACTCTGTTGTTCCTGAGACTCCATCATTTCCTGACGGAATTGACGCATCTCAAGCAACTCCTGCTGCAACTCTACAGGAAGACCATCGTAACTATTATTATCAACAATAGGAGTATCATTCACAGCCTGCTGTGCCGAATAACCAAGTTCCTCTAACCGCGCCTGAATACCCGTAGCCACCTCACCGGCAAACTCTGGATCATTATTCATCCGCTGTAAGAGACTAACAGCCTCCAACGCCTCAGTAGGATCAATACCCTGCTCAGAGAACGACTCATAATTTCGTCGCAACTCTGCAATCTCCTGAGTCTTACGAGTATAATCAGCCTGCATAGACTTGTATACCTGTTGCATATCCTCAGGAAGAATAGTCGGATCAAACCCCGTAAAGGATTCAGGCTCAACCTGATTGTCCTCTACAAAAGACTCCTCCGACTCACTCGCCACAAAACCACCATTCTCATCAGGCAGTTCGGACGAAAGCGCCGCAACCGCGCTTTCCATATCAATATCACTCATCGTGACTCCTATCAAACAAACGACTCCGGCTTATTCCGGTTGGTCGCTATTAATCTCCACACTACTAGCCTCAATAACCACAACCTCAGACGCACGATCCTCAGCAGCAGCAACAAGCCCCTCACTAAACCCACTCATCAACTCGCGCATATCCTCACGACTAGGAAGCGTATGAACAGTCTCCGTACGCTTAGTCGCAAGCCCATTAGCAAGCCGAATCTTATCATCCATAATACCCACAACAGTAGCAATCGCACTCAACTGCTTAACCTCAGCCTGAGGAATTAACTCCTCCAACTTCCGCATAGCAGTCTCACGCACATTACTCGCATGAGCAATAAACTCATACACATTATTAGCAATCTTCTCATTAAGATTATCAGGAGGACCACTCTTCTCCCACTCCTTACCCCAATAAGAAATAGTCGAAACAGGAATACCAGTCTCACGAGCAGTCTGCCTAACACTCTTACCATTACTAATCCAAATCACATAAGCAGCAGCCTTAGAATCATCATCCCACTCAACCCGACTCTTAGCCATTCTTAACCGCCTGCTCAGTCAGCGCATTCGCAACCTTCTGATCAGCAAGCGCCTGATTACCCTGCAACTTCTGCAATAACTCCATCTGATACTGATCCATCTCTCCACCAGCACCACCCTCAGAATTAGGCTTATCCTTATTATCAATCACAACAGTATCAAGCGGCGGCTCCAACAACTCCTGCGGAGTAACCTCCTTAACACCCGACTGATTAAGAATCTTAGACCCAACCGTCGGACCAACAGCACCACGCAACTGAAGGCTAACCTTCGGAGCATCACCAGTCGGCATAGTTTCAGCCTGCATAGCCGCCTGAGTAAACTCAAAATGCTTATAAAACTGGTCCTTAACCTCACTAGGCATACTCTCAAACTCTGCACTCTTCATAAACGCAGCATGCGTCTCCAAATGCGCCGCCTTATTCTCATAAGCCAACGGCTGCAATCCAGCCTCAACACTCTGCTGCAACAACTGCGGATCAACCTGACCACCCTGCATCATACTCATCATAAGTTGCTCCTGAGCCTGCTTAGCCGCCTGCTCATTAATAATACCACCATCCATCAACTTATCATGCTCACGCATAGCCTGCTCCTCATCAGCCTCAAACTGCATCTGAAGCGACTTAAAATCAGCCATATCCATATACTTATACGCCTTAGTCGGACTAAGAATACCCATCTGCAACAACTGCATCACACGAGCCTGCCGACCAGCACGAGTACGCGGAAGACCAGAACCAGCCTCAACCTGAACACTCACACCCTTAATAAGATCAGCATCATCAAAACGCTCAACCTTAGGCTTAGAACCAGAACCCGTAATAATCATAGTACGCGGCTCCTGATAATACTGCTGAGCCAACTGAAGCATAAGATTACCACAACGCTCCAAAGCCTTCTCCATAAGCGTAATCTGCGGAGCCAAACGATCCGTAGCCGCCTCCTGAAGAAGATCAATAGCCACACCAGCCTCAACATTAGGAGGAACACTACCCTCCATAATCTCATTCAAACCAAAAATATCCTTCAACCGCACACCAAGATCCTGCAAATGCTCAAACACATACGGCGGCAACGACGGAATCGGAATAGACTCAGGCACCTTACCAGCAACCGGATTATACTCAAAAATAGCACCCGGCTCATCCGTAATACGCTGACGCAAAGAACCAACCGGAGCCAACATCTGCGGCTTCAACGTAAGATTCTTATACTCAATAATCTGCGACAACGAACGATTCAACTCTTTCTGCAACGGAATAGCCTGCTGCACAACACTAGAATCCCACAACTGCCCCGGCACACGCATACCCGGAAACTTCACAAGCGGCAACTCTTCAAACGGATAAGGCCACGGCGCATCATACAACACAATATCCGGCTTCTTCGTAAACACCACAAAACGACCATCAGGATACTTACCACCCGGACAAAAATACCCATAATACACAATACGCACATTCTCAGTCGTCTTAGGATCCGAATTACCAAACACACCCGGAAGAGTCTCATCAGGATAACGATTAATCGCATTAGGCTTTAACTTAACACCATAACGATTAAAAATCTCCTCACTCGTCAAAGGATGCACACAAAACGCATACTTACAATCCTCAAACACCTGAGCAGAATCATCCAACAACACATCAAACGGCGACATAACATCAACACGAATCTCACCCTGATACACACGCTTCTCAAACTGATCCGAATCAATACCCATCATCTCAAGATTCTTATCAAAAAAATACTTCACCATAGGATCAACAATAGGCTGACCATCAGGACCAACCATAACCTTCATCCCCGGACCAGCCTGATCATCCCAAGTAACCTTCCAAAAACCATTACCAGCAATAATACTCCACATCATCGCCTCTTCACGCTTCTGCGTCAAATGCAAAGAATCCCACCAATACTCAAGAAGATTCTCAGCAACCTGCGAAGCCTTCTGAGCCTCAAACGAAGCCTGCCCCGGAGTAGCAAAAAACTGTGGCTTAGACTTAACAAGCCTAGACAATAACGACTGCGTATTAGGCGCAATCTGATTAGAAACAAGACGCACACGATAACGAGGCTTATCACCCTCATCCGTAGGAAGCGACTCCATACGCCGCGACTTACGATTATAAAACACATACTGATTACCCTTATAAAACGCAAGATTCAACTTCCATTGACGAAGCATAGTCTCACGTTGCTGCTCCAACTCATCAACACGCTTAACGAGACTAGTCGCCGGAGCAAAACCAGTAGGAACCTCATTAGAATATGCACTAGTCTCTTCCAAACCATGCCTCCTTAATCAAAAACAAAATCACTAGGAGCCAAACCAGCCTTATCCAACAAATCCTGATACTCACTAGGAGTAATCATATTATGCCTCAAAGCCCAATCCAAATCCTGCTCGTCCTCATTAACTCTTAGACTCCCCATCGGCAGATCGCTTAACGGTTGACTTCCTTCCAGTCTTAACCGCTCCAACCTTAGCCTCTCCTCCTCCAACGCTAGCATCCGCTCCGTCCACACTTTCTGTGTTTCCAGAATTTCCTGCATCACGCTTAACAACAGAGTATCCTGCCTGCTCCGCCAACCAAACAATCGTAGACTCCTTCACTAAACGAGTACGAGAACGCCCCATACTCGTAGTATGCTTATTCCTCAAACCAGTATCAATCATCAACTCGCCATGATCAATACGCTCACCCGTAACAACATCCATATTATACGAACTATTATTCTCAATAAGACTCATTACCACATACTCCCCATAAATTCGTCAACAAAACGATCTTCTTTCTTTTCACTAGGGCGATCATTAATAACCCAATCAGGCAAACCGCCAATATTAGTTGAAGGCTCAACAACAAACTCACCCAACAATGCACCAGCAGTACGCAAAGCAATCTCCATACTATCCAAACAGTCATCCTTAGGCTTCTGCAAAGCAGAATCATAATCAACCCACTCCTGAATAAAATCAGCATGATCCTTCTTAATCTTAACCTTACCAATCCTAAACAAAGGACTCATAGCCAGAATACGCTCCCACTTCTTACCCTTAGCAAACATAGGAACAACCGGAGGCATACTAGTCAAACGCTCAGTCTGCTGCACAAGCGCAGCCTGATAAGCATTAGACTCAATACCAATAATCTCTGGCTTATAACGAAGATAAAACTCCTCAATCTTGAAAAGTTGCTCTGCGAATGGGATTCGCGCCGCATACTGCTCTAGTAGAAACACCTCGTTAGAGTCTGCTACCCCAATAATAGTAATCACGAACCTGTCCGCATTAGCAGAAAGGCTGATTGCTGGGTCAACTCCCATGTATTTACGCAGTTTTAGCGGTTTTCCTTCAGAATCTAGTAGATCCTCGTTGGTATAATAGTGAAGCCAATCTCCGGCTAGGTCTTTGCCTGCCATACTGTCAAAACTCGCCATGTACTCTTGTGCGAAAAGCAGCGGATGATACCGAGACTTCACATATTCCCATTCTTCTTTACGAAAGTATGGATTATCAATGCTTCTATACTCTACGCGACTATTATTCGCGTCTTTGCGGGACTCTTCAGAGAAGAATTCGCTATAAAACCAGTTTTTCTGGTTTGGAGTAGTGGTTGTGATAAGTAATCCTTGCTTATCTGAGAGCGAAGGACGAATAACACCCCAAGACTCATCATTCTTAATGAAGGCTGCCTCATCCATCCAGAGAATATCAAGACCAGCACCACGAAGAGACTGTGGATCTTCAGCAGACTTGAATTCTACAAGTGATCCATTCTCAAATTCGAAGCGTAACCCGCCCTTATTCTCTTTTACCTCTTTACCAATCGTAAGTCCCGCCTTAATACAAGCCTCGCGGAACGTCAAATACGACGGACGACCCACCTTATACGAGGCGGATAGCGCCCATACCCATAATGGCTGGTCGCTCTTGCGTCCGTGTGCATCCAAATGGAATTGTTCTGGATGCAAACAATAAAAAAGTACTTCCCACGCGGCAGAAAGAGTTTTACCACCGCGCCGCCCCGCTACCAAGTGCCTGAAACGAGTTAGTTTAGCACCATGCTTATCCGTATGAAACAGGATTTGATAATAATGAGGCGCATACCCCTTAGAAAGAAACCAACCAATCTTCTCAGGATACTCTAGAATAGTGTTCTCTAACGCTTTGGCAGAGATTTTCTCATCATTATACGAATAATTACCCACAATACTCCTTAATGAGGACGATGATCCCCACACTTAGGACACTTAGAATAATACGCAGGATGTTCAAGATCACACGTATGACAATACCACGGCTCCTTACGAGCCTCCTTAATGCGGCGTTTAGGCTGCACATTAGAATTAAACATTACAAATCCTTAATACTTAATAATATAATTAGTCACAAGATAAGGCATAGTATTCGCCGTACCACTACCAACACCAACAGTAGTAGAAGCACTCGCTGTAATACCTGTACCACTGCCATTAATAGGACCACCAAAACCTCCATCTTGAATACCACTACTTCTAACTAAACCATCATTACCATCAACAATTCCGCCGCCGCCTTGCGATACACGAACCGTGTGTCCATGCCCCGGATCAACAATACTAACACTAGTAGAAGCAGAATGACTATGCTTAGGTGAACGATTAGCAACATTAGCAGGCGCAATACCATCATTATCCGTCAAAGCATCCACATCAGCATGAGTACCCTTACCAACAGCAACACGACCACGCAAATCAGGAACACGAAAATACAAAGCAGTCTCCCCACCCGTATTATACGAAGTAGAAATAGCCGAATACAAAGCAGAATAAGAAGACTGAGCATACTCATTACCATCACACCACAACCAACCAGCAGGCAACGAAGCACCAGCATAAGCATTAACAACCCCAGCCGGAACACCACGCTCAACCAACACATTAGACACACTAGCAGAATTACTCAAATCAGCAACAACAACCCAAGCAAAACCATTATAAACAATAATACGACTAGTATCAGTCTCAAACACCATAGTACCAGCCTCAACACTCGGACGAGTAGAACTAGTACACCTCAAATGACCATACTTAACAGCATCAAAATTATCCCGGACATAAGTGTTCCAATCCGAAGCCAACACCTCACTCACACCCGAAGACTGAGTAGGCACACCATCCATATTTGCGTAAGACATAAACACCCCCCGGTGAAAATAAAAAAAAATAGCCCTCTACTAATAATAACACCCAGAAACACACAAATCGGACATCAAAACACAAATCTTAACAATATCTTAATAATATACCACGGTTCTAAGCCAAAACCAAAATGTACCAAAAATATAAACAGTATAATTATATACATGTGGGGGGTGCGTAACGGGGGCATGCATGTGCATATGCGTGTGTGCAGGAGCCGATTTTCGCTTGGAGTCTACAGGAGCCTAGTACCAGAATCATGTGATATTTGACAAGAGTTTGGTACTATCTTCTAGGTATTAGTATAATACCTATGGTCAACATACTTTACTAGTCAGCACATATACTAAGAGTACATAGTACTCTATAGTATATAATATATATACTACTACAGAGTAGTAGTATACTTATACCAACTATGTTGGTATACTTTAACAGTACAATCTACATACTCTCTATCTGTTACATAGTAACAGTAGATAGTGTATAAATAAGCCAAATACTCTACTTACGGAGTAAGTTAGAGTATTGTACACTTAGACTCGTAGAGTCTATTGCTAGTTAGACTACGAAGTAGTCTAGTTGTATATCTTCTAGTTAGTTACTAAATAAGTGCCTTTGGCATTATTTAGTCTAACTAAGAAGATATGTTTCTATTCTCTCTCTCTATAGAGAGAGAATAGGGGAGAATCCGCCGAAAACCCTACTTCCTTACTAGGTTTATATCTTCCTGAACGAAGTGAAGGAAGATAGAAACCAGTAAGGAGTAAAGAGATGGAAACCAACAACATCGTCGAAGTCGCCGCTTCCAAGCCGAAGAAGCACTGCAAGTGCTGCGGGTTCAACAAGAAGGCTTCCCGTGTGAATGCCGAAGGCATTTGCAAGACCTGCTACATGGCTCTGGCTACGCTGGAGCCGGGTGAGCCGCTGCTGGTGGTCGGTCGCCTTTCCAACGGAAAGGGTAAGCGCAAGGACGGCTTCAGCACGGTCAGCGTCACGGTCGGTGGTGTCCGGGTGAAGGTGGAGCGCAGCACGGCGGGACGGCTGGAGGCATAGCCTCCCCGTACCTGCTACA